CCGGCTGACGAGGGCATGCACGTCGGTCATGCTTTCGCCCAGCAGGTTGTCCTCCATCGACCGCAGCACCTCGCGGACCTTGCCCTGCACGTTGGTGCCTGCGGTCCCCAGCAGGAAATCCACCGAGATCTGCTCCAGCCCGAATTCGGCGAAGTAGTTGTAGAGGGTCGTGCCAGCCCCGTCCTTCACGATGCCGCGGAGCGCATTCATCTCTATGTATTCGCGGGTCTGGGCATGCTTGCGGCGCATCAGCTGCAGCTTGCGGTTCATCACCTCGACCAGCGGGTCAGCGCCGTCGAAAACGCCCAGCGCCGGTTGCCCCTGAATGTCGCCCGGCAGAATGACATCGTCATGCGGGATCCACGGCAGGGCGAAGGACCGCATCGACCGCCCCTCGCGGGTGCCGACGGTGGCAGGACCGCCGAGGGGAACGGAAGGCAGCAGGTTGAGGATGCCCTCGAACTGCTCGATGATCACCGAGCGCTGGCTGACGCCCTCGAAACGGAAGAGGCCGATCTGGCCGAGGCGGGTGTAGAGGTTGGGCAGGATGTTGATGGCCTGCGTCATCTCGGCCAGCGAGTAGCCGCCAGCGTCAAAGGGATTGCGAACGAGGGTCATGGGATGCTCCGGGGGATGAATGGAAAACGGTGTCAGACGCCGTCGCGGGCGACGATGCCGACGGCAGCCAGCTGGGCGAGTTTGGCGGTAATCTTGGTGCCATCATCGACGGTGGCCTCGTAGGCGAGGCCCGCGCGCGACACTATCGCGGGGCCACGGGCGACGACGATGCCGGTGGCATCCGCCAGCGTGGCATCGACAGCGTAAAGCAGCACGGCGCTGGCGACCTGCGAACCGTCCGTCCCGGTCGCGGGCGACAGGGTGTATTTGCCGCTGGCGGTGATCTTCCCCAGCACCGAGCCAACCGGATAGGGCGTGCCCGCGAGCAGAGTGACCACCTCGCGGGTGTAGTTCGGGTTGACCTCATATTTGAGGACATCGCCCGTGCTGGGCGGTTCCGTCAGGACGGGCATTGGTCAGTCTCCATGTTGGTGGGGGTGGGACGCCGGTTCAGCGCCTGGCGTCGGTCGCGGTTTTCTTGGCAGCCGCGATGATCGGGCTGTCTTTTGCGGTGTCTGCGGCCGGGGCGGTGGCGATGATCCCCGCCGCATCGCTGCGGGCCGCGAGGTCAGCCAACACGCGTGCGCGCAGGGCTTCGGGCTTCAGACCCTTGGTGACGGCGTCGGCGGCGTCGATGGTCACGCCGAGCCGGGCGGCCTGCGCGCAAACCTGCGCCACCTCGGCGGCTTCGGCACGCACGGCGTCGGCGGTCATGGCGGCGGTGTCAGGTGCTGCAGCGTTCACGGGCGGTTCGGGCGTGGCCGGTGATACCGTTGCCGTAGGGGGATTGGCGGCTGCATCGGCAACCGGCGCCGGGTTCGAGGTGTCGGTGGGCGTGGTGGTCATCTGTGGACCCTTTCTGCTGGGGGAGGTTGTGCCGCTGGGTGCGGCAGCGAAAGCGCGGAACGCCGTGACAGGATCGGCGAGATCGTCGGCCAGACCTGCGGCGATGGCATCGGCCCCGCGAAACACGGCCGCTTCCGTGGCCAGCGCTGCGGCGTGTGTCAGGCGGTCGCCGCGACCGGCGGCGACGGTTTCCGCGAAGAGAAAGCGGACAACCTCCAACTCGCGCTGCATCTGGTCGTGCACGGTGTCGGGCAGCGGTTGATAGGGATTGGCGTCGATCTTATGCGCGCCCGCATGGATCAAAGTGACCGCGATGCCCTTCTGATCCAGCGCCCCACTCATGTCGCTGTGCAGCGCCACCACACCGATGCTGCCGACAGCGCCCGTGCGGGGCAGGACAATCCGGTCGGCCTGACTGGCGAGAACATAGCCAGCCGACAGCGCATGTTCGGCGACAAAGGCGTGGACAGGCTTCTGCGCCCGGGCGGCGCGGATGCGATCTGCCAGATCGAAGGCCCCGGCGACCTCGCCGCCGAAGCTGTCGATGTCCAGCGCGATGCCCCGCACGCCGGGATCGGCCAGCGCTGCCTGCCGCTGGGCGGCGATCCCCTCATAGGACGTGAGGCCCGACGACTGCCCGATCCATGCGCCCCGGTGTACAAGTGTGCCCGCGATTTCGATGACGGCGATGCCGTCAATCATGGCGAAGGGCTGGGTGCCATTGCGCTGATGACGCTGGGCAAGGTCATTGCCAAACAATGAGGCACGCGCAGGCAACGCCGCGTGATCAACCTCGCTTGACGGCAGATCGACACCTTGGAACGTGATTTCCTGCCCGGTGATGCGCGGACCCAACCCGGACAGGAAGGCCAGCGCCTTGGCCGGATCGACCATCAGCGGGGTGTTGAAGGCGCGCTGTGCGATTTGGGCGTGGTGCATCATGCGCCCTCCGATGCGTCGGGTTTTTCGTCGGCGGTGTCCTGTGCGTCGTCGTCAGCCTCGTCATCCTTGGCGCTGTCCTGCTCCGCGTCTTTCGCCCCACCTTCGCCCGGCCCCTGCGCAGGCGACCCCGGCCGCCGGAAGTCGAGGCCCAGCGCCACTTCGCGCGCGCGCTCGGCGGTGATTTCGCGGTCGACCTGCTCGGCGTCGTATCCCCGCTCTGCCAAGGCTTGGGTGCGGGATTTCAGGCCCGCTTCGATCTGCAGGATCTCGGCCGAGGCGTCCTTCATCGGGTCGATCCAGTCCCATTTCGTCGGCAGCCAGGCGCAGGCCTGATATTGCCGCCGCTGGCTGTCGTAGCCGGGCAGGTCCAGCGCGCCCGACAGCACGGCGGTGTCCATCCAGCGCACCCAGACCGCGCGGCAGAGCTGGTAGACCAGCACGCCATGCTGCCAGGCCGAGATGCGGCGGCGGAATTCGATCAGGCTGATCCGCGTGTTGGAGAAGTTGCCCTTGGCGGTGTCGCCGGTCAGATAGCCGTAGGGAATTCCCAGCGCCGCCGCGATCTGCAGCAAGGTGCGATACTGGAACGGCTCATAGGTGCCGCCCGAGTCCGGCGTCGCAGGCGTCGAGACACCCTCGCCGGGATCCAGTCGCACCACCTGGCCCGGTTCGACCTCCAGATCCTCCTCGGTCGGTTCCAGCGGGGTTTCCGGAGCGGGAGAGGTGATGAACATCGCGAACATTGCCGCGATCTTTTTGCGCTCCAGTTCCGCGTCGTCATAGAGGTCGAGGGTGAACAGCTTCACGATGGCAGCGGCAAAACGCGACACGCCGCGCAGCTGGCCCGCCTCGACCGGGTCGAGGACATGGATCACATCGCCAGCCGGGACACGGACAGTTTCACCCGCGAGGCCGGGGTCGGTCAGATCGCCCGGGTGACGGCGCAGGAAGTGATAGGCCACGCGGCGGCCAATGCCGTCAAACTCTATGCCCTGCCGGATCAGCCCGGCACCGGGCAGGGTACGGTTCATGTCGAGCGGCAGCATTTCCGCAGGCAGCATCTGCAATTGCAGGGGCACGGTCAGCCCATCCTCGACCCGGCGCGGCCGGATGCGAATGAACACCTCGCCTGACAGAAACACTTCGCGCGCCGCCCGACGCTGAAGCCCGTAGAAATCGGTCAGCCCTTCTGCATCGGCATCGTCGGTCCACGCGAGCCACAACGCCTGCAACTCTTCCTTCAGGCCCGCATCCGCGATGGTGGAGGAGGGCTTGATGCCATCGCCAACGACATTGCTGGCGAAGCTCTCCACCGCGTTCGCCGCATAGCCGTTGTTGCGCACCAGCCAGCGGGCACGGGCGGTGATCGTGTTGCCCGAGGCGGCGATCAGCGTGTTCACATGCGCGCGGCTGGCCCGGAACCCGCGCAACCGGCGGTGGGCCTGCGCCGCGTCAAACCCGCCGATGATCGACCCCAACCGCTGGCGAAAAGCCTCGAACGCCATGGATCACAGACCTTTTGATGCGACAGTGCCCCAGCGGCGGCGGCGCGGGGTGCCGGTGGTGGCGCTGGCGATCCGGGTTTCCAGATCGGCAATGGCATTGGCCAGTTCCGCGTCCGAGCCATAGTTGATCGATTTGCCGTCATAGCTGACCGACCGGACGCCCGCGTAGCGCGCCTCCTGAAGTGCTGCCAGAAGCGCGCGCATCCGTTCCAGATCCATCTCAGTCCCTCATGAAGTTCGGTGTGTATGCCCGGCGTTTGCGCCGTGGCGTGGTCGGTGTTCCGGCCTTTGGTGCGGTCGTGGCCTCCGCAGCGGCAGCGATTTGCACCGGCGCTTGCGGCTTCGTTTCCACCCCGGCCTGCGCTTCCAGCCGCCGCCATGTCGCCTCGTCCCAGCGATCCGCGCCCATGATCCAGGCCGCCGCCCGCGCATAGACCCGTGTGTCCAGAGCCTCGTTGCGTTCGCGCATCTTCTGCCATTCTGGGTGGGCATAGCCGCGCTTGTTGCGCACCGTGACCAGCTGTTCGGCCACCAGCTGCTTCAGCCATTCGGTGTCGATCCAGTCGGGCAGATGCACCGTGCCGGGGGCGTCGAGCACGCCCAGCGCCCGGTCTTCGTCACTGGGCCGTTCCAGCCGCAGGAAGCGATAGGTCTCGGTCTTGAAGGTGGCGGTGGCCACCGACCACAGTCGCGCGCCGCGGCGCAGACGCTTGCCGCCGATGGTCGCGTCGACGAAAGTCGGGCCCGATACCGGCGTCGCGCGGTTGAAGCCTTCCAGGCCCTTGATCGGGGCCACCTGGTCGAAGCCCTGCTTGCGCGCCCATGCATAAACCGCCGGGGCTTCATAGCCGGTGTCGATGGCCAGCTTGCCGATCACCATCACCGCACCGTTGGCGCAGGCCCATGTGCGGCCCAAGAGGGTGGTCAGCTTGTCCCAGCAGGCCGGATCGTCAGGCCCGCCCGCGATCACGATGTGATCGACCAGCCAGGACTCCAAGCCCCGGCCCCAGGCCCAGACATCGACCTCGATGCGGTCTTTCTGCACATCGACGCCAGCGGTCAGGAACAGACCGCCGACGGGGATCTGCACGCCAGCGTAACTTTCGCGCCGTTCCGCCAGCCGCTGCCATTCCGGCGCGTCGCCGCTTTCAACCCACGTCTCGCCCAGCAGGGTGTTGCGCGCCACACGCAGCATTTCTTCCGAGCCCTGCGCCGCCAGCCACTCGCGGGCGATCTGGCCCCAGCTTTTCCAGCCCAGCGGCGAATAGAGCGCGGAGATATGAAAGCCGATCGAATGCGGATCGGACGAGACGGCCGTCGCCCGCCATTCGCCGCGTTCCAGCATCTGCGTCTTGTGATGCTCGGCAATGGGCCGCTCACAAGCCTCGCAATGATAGGCGGCGGTGTCGGGCCGCCCCTTCTCCCAGCGCAGCCTCTCGAACTGGAGCCATTGCATCGCGCCGCAATGCGGGCAGGGCACGAAATACCGCCGCTGATCGCTGGCCTCATATTCCCGCTCGATCCGGCTCAGCCCCCTGATCGTGGGCGTCGAGACCATGAATACCTTGCGCCGGTGCGAGAAGGTGGTGGTGCGCGCCTCTGCCAGCGTGACCGGATCGCCTTCCTCGTCGGCGGAGGCCGGATAGGCGTCGACCTCGTCGAGAAAGATGTAGCGCGCAGGCATCGAGCGCAGGCCGGTCGCCGAGTTGGCGCCCGTCAGCACCAGGATGCCGCCGGGAAACTCTTTTGAGAGCATCGAATTGCCCGCGTCGCGTGACCGGGCGGGGTTGACGCGTTCGCGCAGGGCGGGGCTATCCGCAATCAGCGGATCGAGACGGCCCCGCGATGTGCGCTTGGCCAATTCCAAGCTCGGCAGCACGGCCAGCATCGGCCCCGGCGCGTGATGGATCACGAAGCCGATCCAGTTGTTGCCAGCCTCCGTCGCGCCGACCTGCGCCGCCTTCATGAACGAAATCAGCTGCGCGGGGTGCCGTGGCGACAGCGCATCCATGATCTCGCGCAGGTAGGGCGCGCGGGCAGTGCGGTAGCGCCCCGGTTCGGCCGCACCGCGCGACGACAGCCAGCGATGCGCATCCGCCCATTCCGACACCGTCAGATCCGGATCGGGACGCATCCCCTTGCGCCAGCTGCGCAAGATGTCCTCGGCCCCGTCAAACCCGAGGTCGAGGTCGGCGGTCAGGTCGTCGTTGGCAGTGCCGTCCCTATCCGAGGCTGACCCGGAGATCGGCGAGGGCGTCGAGTTGCGCTCTGACATGGGTTTCCAGCACCCTCTGCAGGATCGCGGCCTCGATGATCACCGGCGTGCCGGATTGCTTTTCCACCTCCGCTGCCACTTCGGCCGCCATCAGCGCCGCCACCCTGCTGGGCCAGGTCACCCAGGCATCGCGCTCCTGGCGCGCGAGGCGGAACACCAGCGTTTCCGCCCGGGCCCGGTCCACAAGCGTGCCCTTGCGCTTCTGAATGGCCAGCTGGCGTTCCTGCGCCTGATAGACCGTCAGTGCGGTGCGGGCCTTCAGATAGGACGAGCTGTCAGCCGGACCGGAAAATCCGCTGTCGCCACCCGTGCTGCGCCGCTGCTGGTCCGGATCGGTCATCTCGGCCCGGCGCACATCGGACGCGGCAGCGTTGATCGATCCGTCACCGTAAACCACCAGCCGCCCGGCTTTCCGGGCCTTCTGGATCGCCCCGCGTGAGAGGCCGGAATGGGCGGAATACTCCCGCTCGGACATACCTTCCATGATGCTTTGACTGCCTTCAAGATATTGGAATTAAATGGAAATGATCTTCTTATTCAGTTGATTACACTTGCCGCTAGAGCGAGTCTGGGAGCAGGAAAACGATCCAACTCAGCCAAGGACGACACCGCCATGACCACCAAGACCACACCCCCCGCCAAAACCCCCAGCGACGCCCTGCTGCTGGACATCGCAACCAGGCATTTCCACAGCATCGAGACGCTGGAGACCCGCAACAGCGACCGCCTCGACTTCCACGATGTGGCGGTCTGGGCGATCCGTGCAGCACTTGAAGAGGCCTTCGAGGCCGGACGCCGCACGGGTGAAGCCACCACATCGACAAGCCAATCCTGAAAGGACATGGCCATGATTGCCACGACCACGATCCGCATTGACCATGCCGCCCTGCCGGATCCGCTGAACCTCAAGGGACCTGACGCTGCCGCCCGGATGATCGAGGCTGCGCTCCGCGACGAAGGCATCAAGGCCGAGGCATCGGACGTGATCTCGCATCTGAAGATCGAGCTGCCCACCACCCAGCTTGCCGCCGCCTGCGTCCTGCTGGCGAGCCTTCAGCTGATCTGAGGGGGCACCACCATGACCCCGTCCTTCAACTGCCTGCCCGAGGGCGAGACCCTCGCTGACCTGATCCGCCGCGAGTGCGCCATCGGGTTTGATCTGTGTTTCTGCCGCAGCGTTGCCGCGTCAGAGCACGACCGCGACACCGTGACCTGCGATCCGCCCGAGGCCGAGTTCGCCACGCTTTATGCCCTCACCGATCTGGGCGAGGCCATCGCGATCCACGATGCCAACCTGACCAGCGCCGGGGCGGATGAGGTCGCGGCCGTCGCCCGCGCGCTCTTTGTGGCCATGGTCAACGCGCGCAGCGATCCGCCCGATGCCGCCCAGAGACATGAGGCCGAACAGGCCGCGTTCATCGATCCGGATCGGATTGCCTGATGCACAGTCGAACAATCATAAAGCCATGAAATTGCTCGGAATTGCCTACGACAATCGCCCAATCAGAGCGATGGTTGTCACAGGAAAACGATGCAACTCACTCCAAGGAGCCACGCCATGACCCGCCTCAACCCGATCACCATACCCCGCCACCAGCTGCGCGCCGAGAAGGCCCGCCGGAACAAGGGTGAGACCGGTTCCGCCACTGATGGAGTGGATGGCTCCCGCTTCCGGCATCGCGATGTGCCATGTTGGGTGCTGTGAACACGGCCAACGAAGGGAGCCATCCATGAATGATGTTACCACAATCGGGATCGATCCGGCGAAGTCTGTTTTCCAGTTGCACGGTGTTGACGCCGAGGGCCGTCCCTCGTTGCGTCGTCAACTAAGGCGCAGCCAGGTGCTTGAGTTCTTCCAGCGCCAGCCGACGTGCCTGATCGGCATGGAAGCCTGCGCCAGCGCGCATTTCTGGGCACGAGAGTTGATCAAGCTCGGTCATGACGTCCGGCTGATGCAGCCCAGCTATGTGAAGGCGTATGTGAAACGGGGCAAGACAGATGCTGCCGACGCTGCGGCAATTTGCGAAGCTGTATCACGCCCGTCCATGCGGTTTGTTCCAGTGAAGAGTGAGGACACGCAGGCCTTGTTGATGACCCATAAGGCGCGGGAGTTTCTGGTGCGCCAGCAGACCCAGATCGTCATGCCAGGGGCATGCTTCCAGCATGACGCCATGCGCGCGCATCTGGGCGAGTTCGGCATCGTCGTGGCAAAGGGAATTCACAACGTCGCGCGCCTGATCGAGGCATGTGACGGGGCCGATTTGCCCGCGCCAGCACGCAAGGCCCTGAACCTGCCCGCCGATCAACTGGTCGACACGCAAAGGAAGATTGACGCTCTGACCGCAGACATCCGCGCGGATGCCCGTGGCAATGAAGATGCCAAGCGCCTGCAAACCATCCCCGCTATTGGCCCGATCACTGCCAGCGCGCTGGCCGCTGCGTTGCCTGATATTGCCGATTTCAAGTCAGGCCGCGATCTCTCTGCCTGGATGGGCGTGCGGTCCGTCTCTCGGACGGATCGCGTTCCGGACCACACCACCGAAGCCGCATTCGACGGGCGGTAAGGAAAGGTTGGGGCGCATCTCGAAGATGGGCAACAGGTATCTGCGGCGACTGCTCTACCTTGGAGCCATCGCGCTGACTACGGACGGAAGCATCATCCCGGTATGGGAAGCCCCTTGGCAGCATACGCAAAAGCCGGCCGTGAGCGGAAAACACCAAGTGAGTGGCGGGCAGACCAGACCCGGTGCGTCCGGCGCTCCGACATATACGGTCTCCGCGCCGAACGCACCTCGCGTCGTCACCCACGCCAAGCGCACAGGTGACTGATTTACCAGTGAGAAAAGCGCTTGACAGAATGCGCCCCATTACGGAAGGCGGGTAAAGCCCTTGAGGGGTGGCTCGGTTCATCTGAACAGGTTCCGC